CCCGATTTTTTCACTCATATTTTAAAATTCTTGATCTGATCCGTAAGATTCTTGTATTGCTGATCCTTCTCAATCCAAAGTCCTTGGTCTTTCAGCATTTGTTCCATCATATCCAGATTTTTGGGATCTAGAACGCTTTCTCCTGTCTCAATGAGATTACCCTTCGGATCAAGGAACTCTCCAATCCACTCAATTCTGTCATCTAAATTTGTCATGTCAATCGGAATGATTGCTGGACAATTTTCAGCAATAAAAAATGGCGTTTTCTCCAGATGATCGGAGTATTGTTCATAAAGTCCTGCGAAGATATCATCAATCTCCCGAATATAATTGAGGTTGGAGTCGCGTGTCCCATCGTTCACGATTTTGATAGCGGGATCATATTTCAACCAGAATATAATATCCAGATTTTTAAGGGAACGACGAACGATATCAACGGTGAGTCCTAAAACTTCTTCGGAAATCAGGTCTTTTTCCGCAGCATATAGAGAATATGCTAGGTTATCTAGGGGATTTCTGTCGTAAATGACATGTTTTTCATCTTTATTTTCCTCCAATGTTTCGGTCATCCAGTCAAGAATCAAAAGCTGTGTTTCCGCATTTGTTTTCGATGAATGTTCCAGATTATTCTCTGTTAGAATATTGCGGTATGTTTTAGCGGTGGTCTTATACATCGGCCATTTTTTTAGAAAGGCTTTCACTAATGTTGATTTTCCCGTGCAACTTGTTCCGCTGAAACTTACTCTCATAATGATATTAACTTATCAGACAATTATCGAATTGCAAGCGATTTTGGTTAAGTAATAATACATGGCTATTAAAAAAGCACCTCGCAAGAGGAAGGAACGAGATGTCACAGAAGATTTTTCTGAACACATTAAAAAACAATTTGATTGCTCAAATCTGGTTCTTAGAAATAACTTCCCCATGACAGACAATCAACAGAAATTTTATTTCTTGACTCAAAATCCTAAAACCAATATGGTGTTTGTAGATGGACCAGCAGGCAGTGCAAAAACGCATCTTGCAGTGTTTTCAGCATTGGAACTATTAAAAGCGGGTCACGTTGATAAAATAATATATATCCGTTCCGTTGTTGAGAGTTCTTCAAGATCCATCGGTTATTTGAAAGGCGATGAAACTGAGAAATTCATGCCATATATGATGCCTATGATGGATAAGCTGAATGAAATTTTATCTAAAACAGATATAAATCATCTACTAACAAATGAATATATAAAAGCAGTTCCCGTAAACTTTGTCCGTGGCTTAACATTCCATAGATGTGCTGTGATAACCGATGAATCGCAAAATGACACACGAGGCGAACTTGTAAGTATATTGTCCAGAATAGGTCGTCACACTAGATATTTTATCTTGGGCGACTCAAACCAGAAAGATATCAGAGACTCTGGATTTGAAGATGTTTACAAAGCATTTGACACCGAATTCTCAAGAAAGAATGATATTCATTGTATGAAATTTGATCAATCTGATATTGTCAGATCAACAATTCTTCGTCATATAACTCAGGTTTTAAAGGTATAGTTCACCTTCTAAACAACATATAAGCTTTATATTGTATAAAGAATATAAAGCTCATTCTTTCTCAGCATCCGTCATTGGATGTTACTTTTGATATTTTTATCATTTCAATCCCCAAGATGTTCCATTAAACCATTCGTGTCCTGATTTATTGTTTAGGGTTGCTTCTTTACGTTTAGGTGGTTCCGGTTGAACGGGTTGTTCTGCGATTTTTTCTGCTTTCAATCTTTCAATTGATTTTTGTTTAAGCTCTTCATCCCGTATCTCTTGTTGTTTTTGCTTTTCTTCCAATTCTTCGGGTGTCATGTATTTACCATACCATTTATTCCAAGTTCTTCCAACCAATACATCATCGTCATTGTTTACTGAACTGACATGGGAATCATCTTTAAGATCATCCGTCTCGTCCGTTGTAATGAATTTGAAATTCTCATCCTCCTGCGCTTTGATTACCACTTGCATGAGAAGATTTATTGGAGTATTTGGGAATGTCAATCATAATTTTATTTAGTTCTCAGTGAAAAACCCCAGCATAAGAGTCGCCACCCGATAAGAACGCTTCACGCTCATCATCAGGCATAATTCTACGCTCCACACAGCTATAAAGTCGCATAGTAATCATAAATTCCCTTTCCGTCATTTTATAAATATGTTTTGGTGTGCAGATTTTATCCTTTAGATATGCCACAGCATCTCGTAGCATTTGGTCATTGCCATCCTCAAACAATACATCCAATAATTGATCAACCGCTTTGATTTTCACTTGTATGAGAAGATTTACAATTGGATTTCAATTTGTCAAGTAATTGTTACTTGATCAGTGTTCGTATCATACACGAAATTGTGTTTTTTCGTTTTACCACTACTATCGCGTATATTCACAATTCCGGTTATAGTCCCATTTGGTCTTGTCGTAATGTGTTGCAACCTACTGACAACATCATGACCCGCTTTTTCCAACGCATCCATAATTTCATCGTGGCTGGTTGCCAAATGTCTTTCTGGTCCTTTAATTCGTTTGGCGGTTCGGTCTTTGGGATTGAATTTTAAAATATAAGTTGATTTATCGTTTGCAAATGTTCTACCCAACTTCGGCTCCCCCGTAGTTGGATCATTTTCCAACTCTCCAACCTTTATAGTTCCGGTGTATGTGCCATCAGAATTTCTTTTACTATTCCAGCGTATTTTATTGTCTGGAGGATTTGGAAAGAATCCATCTTCCATAATATATTCCATGGCGATTTCATCTTTCGTCATTCCAGCCCTTTGTCCTTTTTCTTTTGTATTTCTTAACCATTCCTGTCCTTTTCTTACAGGATTCATAATTTCGGGGGCAACGGTATCAGCAATCGATCCCATCCAAGATGCGACTTTTGCAACCTTTCGAGATGTTGGATTTTGAGTAAAGTCATTCCAAAATCCCTCCTCAAGCAAATTTTTTTGTGATATTTTATTAGACATCTGCTGTTAAATTTTGATCTGCCACGTTTTTAAGGGCAACATCGATAAGCGCATCCAACTGCTTCGCAATAAATCCCTTACCAATTAAAACCTTATGATCGTTATCCGCTCTATTACCAATTGAAAATGGCGTATTGGGGAATCTCTTACCCCCAATTGCACAATCAAATAAACAAACTGGGCGTTCCTCCGTATGATCGACACCCCCTAGATTGATAGTGATGGTATCTTTGACTGGTTTTTCTAAGCGTATGGAATTCATGGTTGTAAATCTTACTATGGGTTGGTTGGTTTGTCTGTCTTTTCCGAACTCAAGGTCTTCTCCGTGTAAAACATTGTAAGCACCATTACCCGTATCCAATTTGGCAGAAATGGTTCCCACCCCATCAACTACGATTTCCTCTTCCAAACCGAGGATGTTTTTTTCCACAAAGAATTGTTTGAAACTTCTCATTCATTTATCATTTATTAAAATCGTCACTTTGTTCAAAACCAGTGTTGGCGAAATCAGCCATGGCATCCAGACGGTGCCAAACATCGGAAACATATGTGGAGGCAATGGTGATTGCAGAAACCATCCAATCCTCAAAATCAGCGGAATCTTTCATATCGTAAAGACGCTTACCATATTCCGAAAGCTTCTTGAGTTCCGTTACCAGAACCTCATTTACCTCATGAGCTTCCACGGAAGCAATTGGTTCAATTTCCATAACCATTCCATGCGCTTGAGGTTCATCGTCATGTTCACTATCAAATCCATCTTCACCGAAATCAGGATCATCATCCATGTCATCTTCAAAATAATCTTCAAAGTTATCATCCATTAAATCATCATCCTCTGCATCCTCCTGTTGGAATTTTTTTCCCATATAGTATTCCCAAAGCACGACATTTTCTTCTCCTTTGAATTTCATATTATTATTTAGCTCATTTGATCAGAAATATCCCGAATATCCTGTGCTTGCTGTGCAGGACGGATAATTGGAAGAACTTTTGATTGATATAAATCTTTGGCAGTCTGTCCCGATGATTGAATTGTCTTGATATTATCAGGTCTGCGTATCAAATCAAGAATGTTTTCTAGAGCAATACGATCAGTGCCGCTAGGGGGTTCCATGAGAGCCGCTAGAATGACATCCTCCATGTATCGAACTTCAGCGGGAGAACTCAGAGGAATAGTATTTGAAGGCTCTTCGGGAGGCATCTCTGGAGCAGTTTCTTGCCCTTCTTGGGGTGGTGCTTGTTCCATACCACCTTCAGGATTTTGTTCATCCTGTTCCAAAATGGTTTGGTATCTTGCGATTAATTGTAAGGTTTTTGATTTCATATTATTGCACCTGACTTCTGTAATTCTGTAATTGTTGTTTAACGGTCTTGGTTCTCTCCTTTACAGCATTTGCTAATTGTGGTAATATCTGCGCTCGATCTTTAACTGCGGCACTTACCATTTTTCCTCCTTTATTTGATGCAGTGGGGAGTCTTTTCTTAATAAATGATTTTTGATCATATGATTGCGCTGCATTATCAGCCATTGAATCGATATCTACTTCCTTTTC